ACAAGCAGACCTTCAACCCATTGCTGCCGTACATCAACCCAAATGCCGTTGTCATCGGAGCCACCGCAACCCCGCTGCGTCGTGGGAACCAAGAGTGCCTCTCGAAGTTTTACCAGTTTTTGCATGTACCAGTTCAAGTTCAAGAACTGATAAACCAAGGGTTCCTTGCCAGGCCCGTCACTTACGGGGTAACTTTAGACCTTTCCGGTATTCGTATGAAGGGCAACGATTACGACACCGAGCAGATGGCCGAACGATTTAGTGAGCGACAAGTTTATGATGGCGTTGTGCAGAACTATACCAAAATTTGCAAAGGAAAGAAGGCCATCGTATTTGCGAGCAACATCGCCTCCAGTCAAGAGGTCTGCGATGCTTTGCATTATGCCGGATATAACGCCCGCCATGTTGATGGAGAAATGAGCAAACATGACCGGGCCGATGTACTGGAATGGTTCAAGCACACGCCCGACGCTATCCTTTGCAACTGCGATCTTATGACCACAGGCTTTGACGAGCCAACCATTGAGGTCGTCATTCTATACCGGGCAACCGCAAGCCTGCCCTTGTTTATGCAGATGGTGGGCCGTGGCTCCAGGGTGACACCAACCAAGAAGGAGTTCACGATCCTTGACTTTGGGAACAACGTGCAGACCCATGGCTGGTGGGAGGATCATCAAAATTGGTCCTTGAAAAAGAAAAAAAAGAAAGAATCCGCTGGCGTTGGTGGTGCTAAGAACTGCGAAAGATGTGATGCCCTTATCCCTATTGCTGTTATGAAATGCCCAAATTGCGGATTTGAATACGAACGAAAACCAAAGGAAATAGGCGAAACCGTTATGCTACAACTCATGACCAAGGCCCAGGGCATGCAGTTGGCCACGACCAGCAGCATGTACCAAAAGGCACAACTGGCCAAGGCCAAAGTAATTTCACCGTTCTGGGTGTTGCACAACCAATGCAAGAGCAAAGCCGAAGCCTTGGAGTTCATTCGCTACATGGGATGGAAGCCAGGTTGGGCCTTCCACAATAAAGACCGTTTCCCAATCCTAAAATAACTTACCCATGCAAGAGTTCAAAATTCAAGCCGAGTGCTTCCAATGGCATTGGAACAACTTCCCCGACGAGCGTGGTCGCTTGTTTACAGTAAACAACAACGCCCCGTCTGCGTATGCGGGGAGCGTGATGAAGGCCATGGGCGTGGTTGCGGGGGTGAGCGACATGATATACCTATCTGCCGCTGGGGCCGTGTTCCTAGAGTTTAAAGACCCCAAGGGCAAGCAGTCCCTATCCCAAAAGTGGTGGCAGGGGGTCGTTCAGGAGGCGGGGTACAGGTACGAGATAATCCGAAGCGTGGAAGATTTCCAGCGGGTGTTGGCTGAATGTGGGTAGGTTGTGTATATCTTTGACCCATGCGCCGCTTACTGCTCCTTATGTTCCTGACCGCCTGCACCAACAACCGCCCTTGGAAGGTGATTGAGGTGAGGCCCAAGGGGGATGCCTGCGAGTATGTGTTATCCCGCTCCAACGGATTCGGGCCGCAGTTAAAAATCCAAACCGATTCTTGCGGTAAATATCAATTATTCCAAACCATAAACCCCTAACCCATGAAAACCTTTAAAGAGTACCTCAAATCCGTTAATGCCTGCCCGCCTGCCATTGATTGGGCAGGCGATAAACCCGTTGAACAAGTTGTAGCCGAGTGTCATCGTGGCGATTGGTTGCTATGGCTTGCGCAAAAATGCGGTGTCGAATTTCAACCGCTGACCCTTGCGAAGGGGCATTGCGCCAACACGGTGCGGCACTTGATGACTGATGAACGCAGTTTGAGGGCCGTCGATGTAGCCATTGCATTTGGTGAAGGCAGGGCTACGAGAGAGGAATTGGATGCCGCCTATGCCGCTGCCGTTGCCGCTGCCGATGCCGCCGATGCCGCCTATGCCGCCGCCTATGCCGCCGCCTATGCCACCTCTGCCGCCGATGCCGCCGCTGCCGCCTATGCCGCCGCCTCTGCCGCCGCCTCTGCCGCTGATGCCCAACACGCAACCGCTGACATCTGCCGAAAGTATATCGGTGAGTTAATTATTCAGAAAGTAACCCCAACCCCTAACCCATGAAACCAACCCCCACCGATTTCCGCCGCTGGCAAATACACATCCGCAAGGAGTGCGTGTCTTGCAGCAAGCCCGACCGCTCCGAAACTATTTCTCCTTGGAGAGTGAACTGGACCCTGCTCGGTAGAATCCTTCAAGCCAAAAACGCCTGACCATGCCCTGGATACGCCCCCAAGACCAAATGCCCGAAGAAGGCAAACCTGTGCTAATTACCGATGTGGAAGGACTGCAAATCGTTGCTTTGTTCGACGGAGGCAACAAATGGTACTCTGAGAATCATTCTTGGTTTACCAGTGAAGTCAACTACTGGATGCCCATTCCCGAAATTGTTTAAGCCATGACACCAAAAGAAAAAGCAAACGATTTATTTAATAAATACTTTTCTGAACTACGATTTCCGTCAGATTGTGAAGGGTGCATGCAATGTGTTGATAGGTGTGGCAATATGGTCGCTGTTGCAAAGAAATATTCTTTGATTGCAGTTGAAGAAATTTTAACACGAATGATTGGAAGTCGTGCATATAGTTTTAATGAAAAACTTTTTTGGAGTGAGGTCAAATCCGAATTGCAGTCTTTGTAAAACCCCCCAACCCATGACCCCAGCCCTCATCCATCATCTCGTTGACACCACGGCGGCTATCTTCGGCATCACGCCCGAACAGGTGCGGTCCCCGTCAAGGGAACGGCCCTGCGTAATCGCCCGCAACATCGTGGCCGACATCGCATACAACGAATACCTGTTCACCTTCATGGCTATCGGCAAGGAACTCAACCGCCACTACTCCACGATAATCATCAACTTGGAATCCTTCCACGCCGATTGCAAAGCGAAACCGCAACTGCGATACCTACGGAGGCAAGTTTTCAACAATGCCCAAGAGTATTTGCAGACGGCAGAAGGGGCGTATATTACTGATACTCTGCAACTTCCGAAGCAAGAATAGGGCCAAACCGCCTGAACGCCCAAGGGGTCGGCCTAACCGTTGACCCCTTTTTTTTGCAATCTTTGTGCATGGCATCCGCAGAACAAACGATACTAGACCTCTACCGCACGGGCGAAATCCGAAAGGCTTGCCTCACCATCACAGGGGGCGACCCGCTTTGGAGGGACTTGGAGCAGGAGTGTGTCCTTATCCTGTTGGAGAAAGACCCCGCCAAGATTCTGCAAATCCAGTCGCAGGGCTATTTCAAGTTCTATGTCGTCCGCTTGCTGCTGAACCTTTACAGGGGTAAGAACAACCAGTTTGCCCAAAAGTACCGCCACCACGACTTGCTGGAGGAACTGGACCCCGATTCACCCATCCCCCAGTCCGAGTACGATTCCTTGATGGACGACTTGTGGGCCATTGCCGAAGCGGAAATGGACACTTGGGCAAAGGACGGGGCGTTCCCCTATGACAAGGAACTGCTCCGCCTCCACCTGCGCACGGGGAATATGAAGAAACTATCCCGTGATACGGGTATTCCGTACCGCTCCATCATTTACTCAATCGACCAAGCCAAGGCCAAAATCAAGGCCGCCATTCAATCCCATGGACACGCTGATATTTCCCCTGCTGATAAGTAGCCTCACCGCCCTTGCCATTGCCGAGTACCATGTCCTGCCGCAATGGTTCTACCGCACATGGCTGGGAAGGCACAAGCCGTTCTCCTGCGTCACCTGCCTCACTTTTTGGGTGGCGGTGGCCCTGACCCTGCCCACCTGCGGTTGGGTCCTCGCTCCTGTTTACGGCCTCGCCTCTGCGGGGCTAACCGTTGTCATCCTCCAAGTCACGAACCGATGACCCAAGACGAGTACCTGCTGGCAACCAAGCACCGCCACTATTGGGAGCAATACCAAGCCGCCCTGTTCATGCGGTTGTCCCCCGAAGCGGTCCACGACTTGCAGACTATCCTCGTGGCCCACGGCAGACCCAACACGAATTGGTGGTGCGCTGACTGCGTAAAATCGGCCCTCCAATACATTTACCAAGAGGCGGACCAATTCGCCCAAGCCAACCACCACACCGTTACCCATGCCCTCAACCAAAGCCCCCAATGATGAGGCCCAAGTCCAAGCCCGCATGGATTCGCTGATGATGGTCATCACGACCCTCTGCGACTGCATTGGAGCGGTAGACGATTCCAACTCGCCCAACGCCTTTGCGGTGAAGATGAAAATCGTGGACAAGATTGATTCGCTCATTGACAAAATAGAATACTGATGGCAGGCCGTCCCCCAATATGGAACACCCCCGAAGAACTATGGGAGGCGTTTGAAAAGTACAGGTACGAGAACAAGGCCAACCCGTACCGAGTGCAGGACTATGTCGGCAAGGATGGGTGCATGGTTTACAGGGATAAAGAGCGGCCTATAACCTTTCGGGGCTTTGAGGGATGGCTTGCGGAGAACGGGGTCTGCTTTGACCTTTCGGACTATAGGAAGGGCACATCGGAGATGCACAAAGAATTTTCCCCAATCATTACACGCATACGGGCCACCTGCGACAAGGATATGCTGGAGGGTGCAAGTTCGGGTGTTTACTCGGCTAACATCGCCTCCCGCCTTCTTGGCTTGGTAGACAAGCAGGAGAACACCGTCACCATCGAGCAGCCGCTTTTTGGGGATGGACTTTAAGTACACCACCGCCATCCGCAAGATTCGGGCGATGACCGCTCGGAAGAAGGTGATACAAGGCGGGACAAGTGCGAGCAAAACCTTCGGCATCCTTGCGGTGCTGATTGACCACGCTGCTCGGTTTCCTAAGTCGGAAATATCCGTGGTGTCCGAATCCGTCCCTCACCTACGACGGGGAGCGATCAAGGACTTTGCTAAGATCATGCAATGGACCCACAGGTGGGTTCCCGACCGCTGGAACAAAACCCTCCTCCAGTACAACTTCGCCAACGGGTCCACGATTGAGTTCTTTTCCGCTGATTCGGAAGCACGGCTCCGAGGGGCAAGGCGGCAGGTTCTCTACATCAACGAGGCCAACAACATCGACTTCGATTCGTACTATCAGTTGGCGATTCGTACCTCACAGGAGATATACATTGACTTCAACCCCACCCACGAATTTTGGGCGCACACGGAGGTCTTGCCCGAAACCGATGCGGAGTTCCTCATCCTGACCTACCAAGACAACGAGGCCCTTCCCGATACTATTCGGAATGACATCGAACTAAACCGCACCAAAGCCGAAACATCCGCCTACTGGGCCAACTGGTGGAAGGTGTACGGGTTGGGTCAGGTTGGAACGCTCCAAGGGGCTATCTACGGCGATTACACGGTGGTTGAGG